TTGAGAAAGCAGTTCAGAACGATCGAGTTTGAAGACCGAAAGTCGATCGCGGCCATGTATGCGGACAGCGTTCGGGCCGCCGAAATCGCGAAGCGGATCGGCGTGTCGCTGACTACTGTCTACGCTGAATTGAAGCGCGGCCAGGACGGCGTCACCCTGGACAAGAACCTTCGGTTCAAGTATGACCCCGTTCTGGCCCAGACGCGAGTCCAGGAAGGTCTTCGAAGACGCGGACGCAAGAAAGGAAGTGAAGCGAATGAACCGTAACCCCCTATGTTTCCGGAATCAGCGATACGGCGGAACGGTCGCCCAGCGGGATCATGTTCAATATGAGGTCCATTATTCGCGCTGGCTAAACGGGAAGGAAGTCAACCCGTATTATGTCAGCCGCTGGGACATGAAGAACAAAGATCACGTCAGCACCGAAACCGTGAAACGTTTCCCGACCGAGGACGCCGCGAAGCAGTTCTGCCAGGACCTTTATGACGGGAAGGTCGATCTGTCGGCCCTGAAAGCCGAGATCGACGCAAAACGCGAAGCAAAAGAAGCCGCCGAGCGCGCGGCGATCCTGGCTGACGTCGACCGCTTCAAAGATCATCTGGCGGCCGCCGGCGTTTCCCTTCCGGTATTCATGGACGCCTTGAAAGTCTGGGACGGTCTGATGGAAGACGCCCATCGGGCCATATACAACGAAACGAAGGAGGAAAACGCGAATGTCTGAAACCTGTGGACGTTGTGGCCGGCGTCTTAAAAATCCGGCCTACATAGAAATCGGCTACGGCCGAGTTTGCGCCGCGAAGCTGGGGATCGCTGTTCCTTCAAGGGACAAGCCCCACGCCCCGAAAAAGCCTGACAAAGCGGAAGGGGGCGCTGGATCGTGAGAAGCTACACGGACACAGACAAGGAAGTCCTTCTGATGATCCTTGAAAAAAGCGAGTCCACGGCGCCAGTTGAAATATCCCTGGGATATGTCAGCAAAGACAGCCAATGCCGCGCGGTAATCGTGGTTCGGTCAGCGCCTTCGGCGATTATAAAGGCGATCGTCGAAGACGAACGGGTCTTCACAACGCACCTGGAAGCCGACGGCCTTCACATCACCACGCAAGCGGTCAAAGGACGGTGACGGCTGTGAAATGGAAGATCACCACCCAGGAGCGAAACGACCTGGTTGAAGCACATCTGGGCTGTATCTGGTGGACGATCAACAGAAACCGGACCCTGATCCGCACGACCGGCCTTGAAGACGAAGACGTCTTCCAACAGTTAGCGGTCCGCATGATCCGCGCTATTGAGAACTACGACCCCGATAAGGGAAAGGACCTGGAACAGCACATCTTCGCCCAGCTTCAATATGAAGTCCTGAACTGCAAAGACGCGGCGCGGCTGTATGGACTAAAGGGCGCCCCGTATGGAGCGCGGGACCTGACCGTTTCCCTGGACGCTATGACCGAAGCCGGCCGGCAATTCGCGGGGGGGGGTGGCCTGAATACCTACTAAAAAGACTGTGTTCGGCGTGATCGCCTTCGCCATGTTTTTTCTGATGATCGGAACCGTCGGCGCCGTCGAGTGCGATAACCTTCCGCTGGGAAGCGGAATGATCCGCGCCTTCGCCTTCATGGGCCTGTGGGTCCTGTTTTCCTGGCTGGCCGGCGCGTTCGAACCCACAACTGAAAGGAGTGAACCGCTTGAAATATCAACCGAAGACACTGACGCCCGTTCAAGTGGGACAAGTTGTCAAAGCCATGATCCTAATGGGCGCCCGAAAGATCGTTGTCGAAGAAGTTGAAAAGGACCGCTTCGTCGTCGCCACAACAACCGAAACGGCCCCTTCAAAAAAGGCTTAACTGCATTATAGCAGAGAAAGGAAAGGTTTTCAATGTTCAACATTCAAAAGCTGAACTTTTATGATACTGACGCCGTGAAGGCGTTCGTCCTGGACGTGCTGGTCGAGAATCAGCAGTTGAAAACCGCCGCCGAATCGGCCGATATGCGCGCCGACGGCTGGTTCCAGGACTACCAGAAGCAGAAGGAGCGCGCCGACGCGGCCGAAGCGAAGGTCGCTGACCTGGAAAGGACGGCCGACAGCCTGGCCGCCGAGCGGGACGCCGCCCAGGCCCAGAAAGGGGGCGCGGACCTGTGAAGATCACGAACGCCCTGTCCCTTCCGGCCCCGTTCGTCAGCCTGGCCGAAAGCGACGAATACCCTGTCGCCCCGAATGAATACCGCGTCACGTCCCTTCTGAAAGGCGTCCGCGAAACGATCCTGGAACGCCGCCACGGGTCCGAGATCACCCGCGACGTGTCCGACATGGTCTGGCTTCTGTTCGGAACCGCCGTTCATGGGATTCTGGAACACCACCAGGAATCCGGATCGCAGTTGAAGGAAGAACGGATCAAGGTCGCTTTTGAAGAATACGTCCTATCCGGCAAGTTCGACCTGTACGACGACGACACGAAGATCGTCACCGACTACAAGACCGCTTCCGTCTGGAAGATCATCTTCGGCGACTTCACCGACTGGCGGCGCCAGACCTTGATCTATTGCTATATGCTTCGCCAGGGCGGCTTCGACGCCCAGGGCGGCGACATTGTGGCCTTCCTGAAAGACCATAGCAAGCGCGACGCGAAGATCAAGGCCGACTATCCACAGTTCCCCGTCCAGACCGTGAAGTTCCGCTTCACCGACGCGGACTTCGCCGAGTGCGAAGACTGGCTTCGCGCCAGGTTCGCCGAGATCAGGGCCGCCGAAGCCCTGGACGACGCCGATCTACCGATCTGTACACCTGACGAACGCTTCAACAGCGGCGACAAGTTCGCCGTTATGAAGAAGGGCCGGAAGACCGCCCTTCGTGTCCTGGACAGCCTGCAAGCGGCCGAACAGTGGAAGACGGACAACGGCGGGGACTCCATCGAAACCCGCCAGGGCGAAGACAAGAAGTGCGCGGACTATTGCGCCGCGTGTGAGTTCTGCAACTACTACCTGGAAAGGAGGGCGGCCCAGAATGGCGGAAGCGAAGAAGCAAGCTGAACAGGCCGCGACAGCGCCCCAGGCGGCCGTCTGGGGCGACATTCCCCTTCTGACCGCCCAGGACATAGAGTGTCGCGTCCAGAGTGTCAGCAGAGCCAAAAGCGGCCGCGTCGGCGCCGTCCTTCTTCTCTATAAGGACGCGCGCGTCGATATGCGGATTCTGGATCAGGTCTTCGGCCCTGGCAACTGGCAACGGACCCATGAAGTGATCAACGGAAACCTGTTTTGTAATATCGACGTATGGGACGCCGAGAAGCGCGCCTGGGTCCGGAAACAGGACGTCGGCGTCGAGAGCAACACCGAGAAGGAAAAGGGCCAGGCGTCCGACGCCTTCAAGCGCGCCGGCTTCAACTGGGGCGTGGGCCGTGAACTTTATACTGGCCCCTTCATCTATGTCGAACTGACCGACAACGAGTTCTATTCAGAGGGCCAGCAAGGCCGGAAGGAAATCCTGAAATGCTATCCGAACACGAAGTTCTTCGTGACGCGCGTCGCGTACAACGACCGACGCGAAATCAACGAATTGACGATCGTCGACCGGAACGGGACCGTCCGGTTTGATATGAACAAGAAGGTCCAGGGAGCGCCACAGCCGGCCCAGAGCGGCCAGACACAAGCCGGCAAGGCAAACACACAAGGACAGGCCAGCAAGGCCGCCAGGGGCCAGCAGAGCGCGGCGGAACCGCCGGCGCCGCCCCAGGAGGGCGGGGCAACTTGCCCGATATGCGGCGGCCCTATTTCAAAGGCGGAACAGGACTATTCCGTCAGGAAGTACGGCCGCGAAGCGTGTCGGTCCTGCCAAAAAGCATTGTAAAGGGGGTGGAATAAGTGCCGAGCCGCATAATCAAAGAATCTATCACCACCAGCGAATCGCTGGCAGAGGTCAGCGCGGACGCCGAACGCTTCTTCTGGCGCCTGGTGGTCAAGGCGGACGACTTCGGCCTGTTTTACGGAAATCCGCGAATACTGGCGTCCATGTGCTTCCCGCTGGACCCGCCGAAGGAACAGAAAATCCGCGTCTGGCTGGACGAACTGGTCAATTCCGGCATGGTCGGGACCTACACGTCCGACGAAGACGGGAAGCAATACCTGAAACTTCTGTCGTGGGACAAGCACCAGCAACAGCGCGCGAAGAAAAGCAAGTTCCCGCTTCCTGTTTCATTTGATAACACTTGCAATCAACCGAAAGGAAATCAGATGAAATCAAAAGTCCCCGTAAACGAAAACGGAAACGAGAACGAGAAACGAGAAACGGGAACGGGGTCGCGCCCAAACGGGGCGAAGGGAGAGCCGACAGGGTTTGATCGCTTCTGGGCTGTCTATCCACGCCGCGTCGGAAAACAGGACGCCCTGAAAGCCTGGGGCCAGCTTAACCCAGACGACGCCCTGGTGGACCTGATCGTCGCCGGCGTCGAACGCTGGAAGACATACGACCAGTGGACGAAGGACGAAGGAAAGTTTATCTGTTACCCCGCCACGTTCCTTCGGGGCCGTCGCTGGGAAGAAGAAGATCGCCCAGACGTCCCGCCCACACCCCAGAAAACGGGCGCCACGAAGAACTATGACGACGATGAAGACTTCCTGAAAGGACGGTGATCCCGTGGACCCTATCAGGAAAATCGTCGAGAACATAGCGGCGCCCCACCCAGCCGAAGGCGACTACATCGACGACGAAGGCTTCTTGTGCTGTGGCAAGTGCCACGAACGGAAGCAAATGGACGTACCAGTCCCCGAAACCTTCAAGCCTGGCGGCCTGTGGCGCGTTCGCTGTAACTGCGCTTGTGAGCGCGAACAGGCCGAACGGGAACAGAAGGAACAGGAGCGCCGCGACTTCGAACAGCACATGGACCACCTACGCCGCGACGGGATAACCGATCCGGCCTATCTGAAACACACATTCGCCCAGGACGACCGGCGCGATCCTGAAATTACCGACGTTTGCCGGAAGTATGTCGACAACTGGGACCAGATGAAAGCCGACAACATCGGAATCCTGTTCTATGGCGACGTCGGGACTGGAAAGTCTTTCCTGGCCTGTGCCATAGCGAACGCCCTTCTGGAAAAGCTGGTCAGCGTGAGCGTGACCAACTTCCCGCGAATCCTGAACAGCCTTCAAGGGTCCTTCGACGACGAACGCCAGAAGCGGATCGATCGGCTTCAATACTATTCCCTTCTGGTCATTGACGACCTGGGCGTCGAGCGCGACACGTCCTATTCCGTGGAACAGGTTTACAACGTGGTCGACACCAGGGCCAGGTCCGGAAAGCCGCTGATCGTCACGACCAATCTGTCCATGAAGGACCTTCAAAACCCGCCGTCCCTGGCTTATAAGCGGATTTATGACCGCGTCCTGGAAATGTGTCCGATCCGGCTGAAACTTGTCGGGGAGTCCCGCCGAGTCACCAACGCCAACGAACGGAAGGAAAAGGCGCGTCGGCTTCTGGGCCTATGACGAAAGGAAGTGACCGCTTGAAGCAGTACAAACTGACGATCCCTGGCATTTTGCCAGGACTGAACGAATATGTCGACGCGGAACGGTCCCACAAAGGGAAATACAAGGCCGCGTCCATGAAAAAGCAAGCCCAGAACGTGATCGGCTATATGGTCAAGACCCAGCTTCGGGGGGTTCGGTTTACCCGCCCCGTCGTGATCCGTTACTTATGGATCGAGCCGAGCCGCCGGCGCGACAAGGACAATATCGCGTTTGCGAAAAAGTTCATTCAGGACAGCTTGGTCGAATCCGGCATCCTTCGAAATGACGGCTGGGCCGAAATCGAGCATTTCACAGACGACTTCGACGTGGACCCGAAAAACCCGCGTGTCGAAGTCACAATCGAAGAATATGAAGGAGGAAATCACAATGTCCGTAAACGCTAAAATCAAAGACCTGGCGCCAGGCGCCACTTTCGACCTGGGACCCGCGAAGGCCCTGATCCTGGAACACTTCGCAAACGGGACGACCCTTGTCATTACCGCCGAATCTATCGGCGACAAGCCCTTCAACGTCTTCCCGTTCCGTTTTGAACGCCAGGAGGGCTTCAACCTGAACGACTGGCGCGGAAGCACGATCCAGAAGGACCTGAACGGAACCTTCCTGGGCGCTATCAAGGCCGCCGGCATAATCGACACGGACAAAATCGTCACGACCGAATGGGACCTTTCGGATCACCAGGGCGGCGCCGGCTATGGAACCAGCCGCGACAAGATCGGCCTTCTGTCCCAGAAGCAATTCGAAAAGTACGCCGCCCAGGACCTTCTTGAACTTGACGACTGGTGGTGGCTGATCACCCCGTACGCCGGCAACGCGTACGGTGCGCGGAGTGTCAACACGGACGGCACGTTGGGCAACGACTACGCCTGGAGCGGCTACCGTGGCGTTCGGCCGGCTTTGTATCTGGACTCTGAAATCTGCCTGTCGCTTGAACCTGACGAAGTCGATCTTTCTGATTCCGCCATGTTGCGCGACTTCACTTCAAAACAGCTTGTAAATGAAGTCCTTCGCCGGATCGCCGCCGGCGAGGAAAGCGAAGACGATGATTCTGACCTCTGATCTGAAGGCCAGGGTCGAAAAGGAAGTCGGGGCTGAAATATGCCCCGCCTTCTTTGAAAAGGCCGAACGATACGCGCGGCGGAAGCTGGACCTGTGCAACGAGCGCGCCGGCCGAGAATACGGCGAAGACGGCTACGGCGACGATTATCTGGTCCTTCTGACCACTGACATGGTCCGCGAACTGGCCTTTTCTGAATGGACCATGATCCGATCAGCCGAGATCATGGCCGCCAGAGCGGCCCAGGATAAAGACTTCGAAGCGAAAGGGGGCCTGGCTTGTGAATAACACAAAAATCGACTGGGCGACTATGACCTGGAACCCCGTCACTGGCTGTCTTCATAAATGCCCGTATTGCTACGCGCGAAGGATAGCGCAGAGATTCACGCCGGCGACAACCGACAACTGGGACGACTGCACACAGCCAGGCGGCGCCTTACATGAAATAAGGTCCAAAGGAAGCAACGGCGGCCCGTGGAAATACGGGTTCGCCCCTACGCTTCACAGCTATCGGCTGGGAGAGCCGGCGCGCACCAGGAAGCCCCAGACGATCTTCGTCGGGTCCATGTGTGACCTTTTCGGCGCCTGGGTCCCCGACCAATGGATCGAAACCGTCTTCAAGGCTTGCCTGGCGGCCCCACAGCACAGATATTTATTTCTGACGAAGAATCCGGCCCGATACCAGGCGCTATATGAACAGAAAGCCTTTCCGTACAGCGAAAACTTCTGGTTCGGGTCAAGCGTAACGCGGAGCGGCGAACCGTTCACCTGGTTCAAAGACACGCCATACAAGGCGTTTGTGAGCATAGAACCGCTTCTTGAACCCCTGGGCCGACTTGACGGCGACGGCTTTCCGGACTGGGTGATCATCGGGGCCGAAACCGGCAACAGGAAGAACAAGGTCGTTCCTGATCGCGAATGGATCAGAGCGATTGCCCTTGAATGTGCTTCGCGTGGCGTCCCGATCTTTATGAAAGATAGCCTTCGGCCTGTCTGGGGCGAAGACCTGATTCAAGAATATCCGTGGGGGGATCGTCATGTCACTACTTGAAGAAATCGGCCAGCGCGCGGAAAACCTGTGCGGAATCTGCCAGACGTGCGGAAACCTGGTCCAGCCGGCGGCCGGCCTGATCGGCTGTCAGGCACACGACAAACTGATCCTTCCGGAATACCCGCCATATCACGGGAACATGAAATGTCGGGACTGGAAGCCGAGAACGGAGGAAAAAAGACCTATGACTATTTCTGAAATCGTGAGCCGCGCCCATGAAAACGCGGTTAAACATGGCTTTTGGGAGCCAGCGCCGGCGTTCGGAACGGCGATCGCCCTGATCCACAGCGAACTTTCCGAAGCCCTGGAAGAAGAACGAGCGGGGAAACCGCCCTTCTATTTCGTCACGCCGATCGAGGACCCCGAAAGCAAGGGCGGGAGTTATCCAGCGTTACGAACAGACCTTGGGGACTACAACGGAGAGAAGCCGGAAGGTGTATCTTCCGAACTGGCCGACGCTGTGATCCGGATCGCGGACCTATGCGGACACCTGGGAATCGACCTGGAAGCCGCGATCGCCCTGAAAATGGACTATAACGAAACGCGCCCGTTCAAGCACGGGAAGAAGTTCTGAAAGGTGATGAACCGTGAAGACCTGTTCAGACTGTGAGTTCTTCGGCAACTATCAGGAAATCATTCTGGGACCGTGGGAACCAGTTCCAGGGACAAGATTCTTCCGCCAGCCTTTCATCGGCTTCGACATCACAAAGGGCGCCGCCTGTACCTATGACAAAGACGCATGGCACAAAAGAATCCGGATATACGACAACACCCCCGCGTGTGGAGCCTTCAAGGAACGGACGTGGACCAGGCCGGAAAGCTGTATCAACTGTTCGCTGTGTCACGGACGGATGGACGACGGGTCCTTCTTGTGCGAGGGGTGGCCGTTCTATAAAAAGGAAGGCGCCGAGCCTTGCCAAAACGGGAAAGGTCGATATGACGAACAATTACTTTTATTTTGATACCTGGGAGGAATGACAATGAAGACCTGTTCCGTATGCGGCCGCCAGGTGAAGGAGCCGGTCGCCTGTCCATACCAGCGAAAGGGCCTTGAAACCTGTCCGGACTGTTGCGAGAAGTGCCACGCCAGCGAACCCTTCCCGTGTCCGGAGTATGACAATAGAACAGCAAAGATCGGAGGGAAAACACATGAACACTATAAAACGCGGCGACGTCTATTTTTGCCAGGGAAGCCCCGAAGCCGTCGGAAGTGAAGAACGGAAGACGCGGCCGGTCGTGGTCGTCCAGAACGACGCCGGCAACGCCAGCGCCCCGACGGTGATCGTCGCCAATATGACCACCAACACCACGCGCCGCCTGTACCCTATGCAGTTTGACATTCCCCTTCCTGGCCGGCCCGTGTCCCGCGTCCTGTGTGAACAGGTCAGAACCGTCGACAAATGCCGCCTTCTGGAAAAGGTGTATTCGCTGAACGACGACGAACTTCGGAAGCTGGACGAATGTCTGGCCGTGTCCTTCGGCATGAACCCACACCAGGACGCCCAGGACGGCCCACAGGAGCCGCCGAACGATCCGGACGATATATTCCGCCGCCTGACCAAAACCGGCCTGTCCGTGGCCGTTTGTCCCCTTCCTGTGCTGGGCCAGGTGAACATAACCGTCACCGATGGGAAGAACGTCTGTCTGACCCGAAATGTCGGCGCCGGAACCGGCGGGATCGTCGACGAAATCAAAGACATGAAGGCGGCCCTGGAAGGGGTGGCCGTATGAATAGGTGGACAGAAGCCACGAAGAAGTGGTCTGGCCTTCTGGACCTTCCGGAAGACCAGGCTGTCCCCTGTCTGGTAACATTCGTTTGCCTTCGCTATCATGGGAAATCATTCGTTTTCAGAATGGCGAAGAAAAACGGGAAGATCAGCCTATGGGAATCAGCGAAAATCGGGATCGCCCTGTTCCGCTGGGGCCGCGCCTTGAAGAAGGACCCCTGGGGCGAACAGTACAGGATCACGAAGTTCGCGCAACGATGGAAAGAAGGTGACGCTGTATGAACGACGTTAAGCTGACCGGCCGCCTGACGCGCGATCCGGAATTAAGACATACCCAGTCCGGAACCCCTGTCGCGTCCTTCTCCCTTGCCGTCGACCGGAAGTTCAACCGCGAAGAAGCCGACTTCATTCCGATCACGGCCTGGCGGAAGACCGCCGAGTTCGTGGCGAAGCATTTCAGGAAGGGTCAGCGCGTGATCATAGCCGCCGGCCGGATCAGGATAGAGCCGTACACCGACAAGGAAGGAAACAAACGGACGAAGTTCGAAGTCGTGGCCGACGAAGTCGAGTTCGCAGACTCCAAACAGGCGCCGGAGGACCGACCGGCCGGAAGCATGGCCGCCGACTACATGGCCCAGGAAGGCTTTGAAGACATCACGGACGAAGACGCCGGCGATCTTCCCTTCTGACCAGGAAGCCATGAAAGGGGGTGAGCGACAATGGACGCCAGAGAGCGGACAAACCGCACAGAGCAGACGACCCGTCGCGTCTATGATATTTTGAAGAACCATGACCAGGAAATCCGGACGATCGAAGCGCAGATCGAAGCCGAACGCGCCGCCCTGGAAAGGGACCTGGAAGAAATCAGGTCCAGAGCCTACCCGCGCGGCGTCAGCTACGACACGCCCCGCGTCCAGTCTTCACCTGATCCCGACGGCGTCATGGTGAAAATGGCCGCCGCCATAGAGCGCCGGACCGCCAGGACGAAAAGAGCGATCGACACCCTGGAAGAACGACAGCGCCAGATCGAGAGCGTCCACGAAAACGTCCTGTGCATGGACGCGAAATCGAAATGTGTCCTTCTCACGCTATACTATCCGCGCCGCACCTATGAACAGGCCGCCGAAATCCTGGAAGTGGACGTTTCGACCGTGTCCCGCCAGAGGAAGACGGCTGTCGAAAAGCTGACCCGAAGAATTATCCGTCAGTATGGCGAAGTCAGGTGATCCGCTGGCGGATATTCTTTTTGCAAATGATTGCACATGAACGCGTATGATTGCATATATATGCACTTTCCAGCTAATCTATTATGTTCTAATATGGTACATGGGAACTTTGCCCAGTTCCCGACCTCCTTTTTCATAGGGACGCAGAAAGGGACGCCTTCACTGGCGTTCCTTTTCTGTTGTCCTGATACGACCACGAAGCCATGAAAGGACGGTGATGAATCGTGGCGAAACTGACGAAGAAGAACGAAGTCTTCTGTGAAGAATATTTGATCGACCTGAACGCAACCCAGGCCGCGATCCGAGCCGGCTATTCCGTGGAATCCGCCGGAAGTATCGGAAGTGAATTATTGAAAAAACCTGAAATCCGCGCGCGCATAGAAAAGGCTATGGCCGAGCGATCGAAGCGCACCGGCATAAATGCCGACAGGGTCCTTCGGGAACTGGGGAAGATCGCCTTCGTGAACGCGATCGACGTGATCAACATGAACGACGCGACGATCCTGTCCGAAGCCGACCGTGACGACACGGCCGCGATCGCTTCGGTGAAGGTGAAGACCATTCCTGGCGAGGACGGCGACGGCGTCGAACGTGAAGTTCGCCTGGCCGATAAGCTGAAAGCCCTGGAACTGTGCGGAAAGCACCTGGGAATGTTCAAGGATAACCCAGACGGGAACGTCCCTGTTGCCGTGGTGATCAACTATGACTATGGCGACGACAGTTGAGTTCCGGACGGCGGCCCAGTTCAACCCTATATTCCGCCCTGTCAATGAGTGGCGCGGCCGGTACAGGGTTCTAAAAGGATCAGCCGGTTCCGGAAAGTCAGTGAATGTCGCCCAGGATTATATCGCGAAACTGTCTGATCCCAGATACACCGGCGCGAACCTTTTAGTCGTCCGGAAGATCGAGGAAACCAACCGCGACAGCACCTTCGCCGAGTTACAGGCGGCCATATACCGAATGTTCGGCCCCTATTCCGACCGCTTCTGGAAGGTCAACCTGAATCCGCTGGCCCTGGAATGTCTGACCACGGGGAACCGGATCATCTTTCGCGGCGTGAAGGATCAGCGTCAGCGTGAGAAGGTGAAGTCGATCACCTTCAAAAACGGGAAACTGGCCTGGATATGGTGTGAAGAAGCGACGGAACTTCTTTCGGAGGACGTCGACATTCTGGACGACCGTCTTCGTGGAAACCTGGACGATCTGAACGCGAATCTGTTCTATCAGATCACCATGACCTTCAACCCCGTTTCGGCGACACATTGGATCAAGGGACGCTATTTCGACAAGGCCGATCCTGACGTCCTGACGCACCATTCCACATACAAGGATAACCGCTTCATCGACGCCGCCTATTACCGGCGCATGGAGCGCCGCGCCATAGAGGACCCCGAAGGCTATCGGGTCTATGGCCTGGGCGAATGGGGCGAACTGGGCGGCCTGATCCTGACGAAGTTCGAAGTCCATGACTTCCCGACGGGCCGCGACTTCTTCGACAGCTTCTATTACGGCCAGGACTTCGGTTTCAACCATGCCGACGCCATTCTGGGGATCGGCTGGAAGGACGGCGAAATCTATGTCTGTTCCGAAGTATACGTCTTCGAAAAGGACACGGAAGAAATCATCACCCTGGCCCGAAAGGCGAATGTCGACCCGCGCGTCGAAATGTTCTGCGATTCAGCCGAGCCTGACAGGATCAAGACCTGGCAGAAAGCCGGCTTCCGCGCCCAGCCCGTGAAGAAGGAGCCTGGAAGCGTGAAGGCCCAGATCGACTTCCTGAAAGGCCGGAAAATCCATATACACCCTTCATGCGTGAACACCTTGAAGGAAGCCCAACAATGGAAATGGAAAAAGGACCCGACCACGGGTCTTTACATCGACGAACCCGTCGAGTTCATGGACGACGCTATGGCGGCCCTTCGCTATGGCGTGGAGCGTCCGCGACGCGGTTCGGCTATCGAAGTTTTGAAGTGAGGTGGAAAGAATGGAACTGTCCGTCATGGATCGGATCAACATGATCCTGTCCGATCCTGAAAAGGCGACTATGTCGCTGGCCCAGATCGTCAGCGAAGAAATACGCGAGTTCAAGGCGTCCGAGCAGTACAAGATCATGCTGGAAGCCGAAACATATTACAGGAACAGGTCTTCCGTCCAGGAGAAGACGAACGACGTCGCCAACCGATCGAACGCCAGGATCGAACGTCCGATCCTGAAAAAGCTGGTAGATCAGAAGGCGAACTATCTTCTGTCGAAGCCCTGGACCGTGGACACCAAAAGCGAAACCTACGGCGCCGCCCTGGGCGACGTCTTCGACCAGACCTTCCGCCGGAAGATCAAGTCCCTGGGGAAAGGCGCTGTCAAGTCTGGGATCGCCTGGATTCAGCCTTTCTTTGACGACGATGGGAAACTGGCCTTCATGCGAATCCCGTCGACAGAGGTCGTCCCGCTGTGGAGGGATTCAGAGCGAACGAAGCTGGACGCCTTCATTCGCTTCTATGACCAGATTATCTATATCGGGATCAGGAAGCACACGATCACCCACGCCGAACTATGGTGGACCGGCGGCGTCAAGTATTTCAAGACCGACGCCTTCGCCGGAACCGGCGCCGGCGACTTTCGCGTCGACAAGGATCACGGCAACGAATCGAACGACTGGACGGAACCACACTTTGTCGTCGGGAATAAGGCTTACAACTGGGATCAGGTTCCGATCGCCTGGCTGAAATACAACGAAGAAGAACTTCCCCTTTGCTATTTCATCAAGGACCTGATCGACGATATAAACTGGCAAAACAGCGTAACGGCCGACGTCCTTCGGGACGTGGCGAAGTTCATCTATATCCTGAAAAACTACGGCGGAACAGACCTGGCCGAGTTCTTGAAGGATTTGAAGGAACACCTGGCGATCAAAGTGTCGGCCGACGGCGGCGTCGATAAATTACAGGCAGACCTGAACATCGACGCGGTCATGGCCTTCCTGGATAATGAGCGGCGCGACATTTACGACTTCGCGGCCGCCGTGGACACGAAGGACCCTGACCTGGGGACCGCCAGCGGAACGGCGATCAACTTCCGTTATATGGACCTGGACGCCGATTGTGATTCCCTGGGGACCGAACTGAAAGACACCTTCCACCGGCTGAAACTGTTCATTGACGTCTATTTCCAGATCACCGGACGGGGCGACTTCACGAAGGAAGACTTCGACATCGTCTTCAACATGGACCTTCCTGTCAATGAAACCGACGTGATCAGCAACGCCAGGAACAGCGACGGGATTTTGTCGAAGCGAACGATCCTTCAAAATCACCCCTGGGTCGAGGACGTCGACGAAGAACTGAAACAGATCAAGGCCGAGAAGAAGGAAGCTATGGCCGAGTTCGGCGAAGGTCTGTTCGACGAATCCCTGGGAGCCGGCAACGACCCACAGGCGGCCCAGGAAGGCCAGGAAGGCGCCCCTGGGAAGGGTGGTGGCCTAAATGGTCAGGAATAAGGAATACTGGACCGCGCGCGCCTTACAGCGTGAGAACGAAGCCTATCTTCGCGGCGCCGGCCTGTCGATGAAGATGTTCCAGGAATACGACGCGGCCGCGAAAGCGATCCGGCGCCAGATCAACGACTTCTATTCGAAGTATGCCGGCAAGTATGGCCTGACATACGACCAGGCCGTCCGCCTTCTGACCAGGAACGAGTTCAGGGAATGGAAGGCAACCCTGGCCCAATACGTCGCCAGGATCGCCCAGGAGCCGGACCCGCGCGTCAAGGCCCTTCTAACCGCACAACTGGACGCCCTGTCCATAAACAGCCGTATTTCGCGCCTGGAAGCCTTACAGGGCCAGATCGACCTTGTCCTGAACGACCTGTTCGAAAAGGGCGTGGCCCAGATGAAGACCGAGTTCGGCGACGCCTTCCAGGAAGGCTATTATAAGAAGGTCTATGACATTCAGTCCCGCGTCGGCTTTATCCATGAGTTCGCGAAGCTGGACGAAAGCGTGGCCGAAGACGTCCTGTCCTATCCCTGGTCCGGCGCCATGTTTTCCGACAGGCTGTGGCAGAACAAACAGGTCCTTCTATTCAACGTGCGGGAAACGATCACACAAGGCGTCATGCAAGGAAAGAGCGTCGCGGCCATGTCGAAGGAACTGTCGGCCCGAATGGGCCAGTCCTATAAAAACGCCGAACGGCTGATCCGGACGGAAACGACCCATTTCCACAGCGAAGCGGACAAGGCCGCCTATGGCGCCGCCGGCGTGGACGAATATGAATACGTCGCAACCTTGGACAGCAGGACCAGCACGATCTGTGCTGACCTGGACGGGAAGCACTTCAAGGTAAAGGACGCCCAGGCTGGCGTCAACTATCCGCCCATGCACCCGAATTGTCGTTCGACTACGGTCGAATATGATCCGGACGACGCCCTGGACTGGTACAATTCCGGCCTGAAAATGCCCCGAAACATGACGTATTCGGAATGGGCCGAGCGTCAAGGCGTGAAACATACGTCTTCACCTGATAACAGCCGAAAGCAACTGAAATCACAATGAACGGAGGGCCGAACATGGCAAAGATAACCGCTTCCGTTTCGCTTCTGGACATTTCGCCGGCGCGTGATCTTATGCAGATATGCGCCGACATGGCGGAGGACGACAGAGTTCCGAATGAATACCGGATCAAGATCGTCAAGGCCCTTCGCCCGTATCTGTCGAGCGAATCGGAGGAACGAACCGTCACAGTTCAATATTAGTTGATCAAACGCCCTTCTGGGCGTTTTTTCATACCCGAAAACAGCCGCACCTGTCCGGCGCCCAGGCAGGAACCGCAAAGCGTGTGGAAGTCACGGAAAAAACAGCGGTCGAAAGGAGAAAAGACCATGATCACAGAGAGCATTAAAACCATTCTGGGGGAAGACCTGGCGAACCAGGTCGAAACAGCCTTGAAGGGCAAGGGCAAGGACGGAAAGGACGTGGACCTGGTCGTCGGAAACGACGGTTCCTTCGTTCCCGCCGACAAATACAACGGCGCGAACAGCGGGAAGACCAGCGCGGAAAACGCCCTGAAAGCCGCCGCCGAAGCCTTGAAGGCGATCGGTGGAACTGGTGATCCGGCGAAGATCGCGGACGACGTCAAGACCGCCCAGACCACGCTTGAAACCCTTCGAACTGACCACCAGAAAGAGATCGCGCGAATCCAGAAGAACACGGCCCTTCGAATGGCCCTGGCAGACAAGGCCCACGATCCGGCCGACATCATTTCCCTTCTGGACCTTGAAAAGATCGACGTCGACGACACCGGCGCCCTGAAAACCGACCTGGACGGCCTTCTGAAACCCTATCGGGAGTCGAAGCCGTACCTGTTCAAGTCCCAGGAGCCGGACAAGAACCCCGACATCAAGGGCGCGAAACCCGCTGACCCTGGCGCACGACAGGAGCCGGCCGCAAAGGTAGACGGCCCCGTCGTGATCTAACCACCTACAAAACACTTTGAAAGGAATGATTTTCAATGGCAAGAACTAAAGCAATCAGCTTGATCCAGTCCGGTTCGACGAAGGTCGACCTGGCCGAACTGGCCGGCCTTGTGATCGGCAACATTCAGAAGGAAACCTTGGCGTCCGGTCTGAAATCCCAGTCCTACACCGGCAACCCCGCCAGCGGTTCCGTCGAATACAAGCGTTTCAAGAACAGCGTGTCCCAGGATTACGGAACCGCCAGAACGGCCGGCAAGGGAACCGCGCTGACCATTCCGCCCACGACCGTAAACCTGAACGTCCATAAGGAGATCGTCGAGGAAGCCGCGAAGTTTGATCTGGACACCTTCGGCGTCGGAAACATTATGGCGCGTCGTGCCGACAATCACGTCGACACCGTGGCCGCCGAGTTCGACACCGCCTTCTTCGCCGCCGCCTTCGCCGAGGGGACCGCGTTCACCACGGCCGAAACCGCGATCGACGAAATCCTGGAAGCGTTCATTCAGACCCTTGAAACCGTGAAGAACGATTATGTTCGCGGCGTTCCCCGCAACATCATGCGGCTGGTCCTGTCCCCTTCCTTCTACGGGAAGATCAGGAACTATCTGGACAAGGGCGTCAATAACGCCAATGTCGACACCGCCGCTGACGACTTTTCGATCTTCCACGGCGTCCGCGCCTATTCCAGTGTCTTCCTTCCCGCAAGCGCGAAGGCGACTATTATGATCGAAGGCGCGATCGCACAGCCGGCCGTCATTTACCCCTACAAGGACCCCGAAAAGATTCCCCTGTCGAATGACTATGGCGTGTCCATGTTCTACGACTACGGGACGAAGGTCCTGACCCCTGACCTGGTCTTCACCTATTCCGACCAGCAGGGCTAAAGAAGGAGGAAGCGACATGAAGTTCAAGAACAAACAGACCGGCGTGATCCTGGAACCCAGAAGTGAAATGGTCCTGGAACAGCTTCACAAAAGCGAAGACTTTGACGCCTACGACGGCCAGAGCGCCGGCGAGAGCGGCGAAAAGTCCCTGGTGAAGATGAACAAGGACGACCTTCTGAAAGTCGCCCAGGAAGCCGGAATCGCGGTCCCTGACGGCGCCACGAAGGCCCAGATCGTCGAACTGATCCAGGCCGTCCGTGAATGACCCCAGGAGCCGCCGAAAGGTGGTGGAAACGTGCTTGAACAGATTCTTTCTTCCCTGGAAGGCTTGACAGACCTTGAAAAGAACGAAGTCCTTCGGGTCCTTATGATGCCCACATACAACAGGCTTGAAAAGGTCAAGGCCCTTCTGGGGATCACGGGAACGGACCAGGACGACCTTCTTCTGTTCGTGATCGAAACGACCGAAGAAATGATCCTGTCCTATATCAACCATGACACGCTTCCGGCGCCGCTTGAAAAGGTCCTGGTCGTTATGTGCGTCAGCTATTACAAGGCCGCCGGCCTGGGGAACACCCAGGCGGCCGTCGGTCCGGTCGCGTCCGTGAAGCGCGGGGACGTTCAGACGTCCTTCGCCAACACTTCCGGCGCTTCCGGATCGGCGTCGACCTTTAACCTGGGCGCAGAGGGCGCCGACTTCTTCGGCTGGCGAACGGTCCTGAACGAGTACCGGAAATTAAGGTGGTGATCGTATGTTTGGAAACCCCGCCGCCGAGCGCGCGGCGATCGAAATGACCTACGAAGACACCGCCAGCGTGTCCAGAACAGACCCGAAGACGGGGGCGAACAACATCACGAAGGCCGTCCCCGAAGTGATATACAATGAAATCATTTGCGCGCTGTCGTATACAGGCGGCGACAAGAGCGAACAGGAGAAGGCACAGAACGAAGTCGACTATGACGCCGTGATCTTCGCCGCGCCTGAACTTCTTGTCCTTCCTGGCGACATCGTAACCCTGAAAAGGTTCGGGCGCGACACGCCTTCCAGTCAGCGGATTCTGACATTCACCGTCGCCGGCCGGCCCGACGCCTTCGCCACGCACCAGGAAATCAAGGTAAAGGACGGTGATCTGGCATGACCCTGAATAACTTTCTGGAAGCCGTCGCTTCGAAGCTGGGTGAAATCTGGCCCGACCGGAAGGTCTACGTCGACGAAATCCCGAAAGACGCCGACGGCCAATTCTTCGTCGGGATCATTGAGTCGGGACAGGAAAAGCACCTGGACAGGCGCCGGAAACGAACCGTCCAGTTCGAAGTCCTGTACTTCCTGAAAACGAAGGACACTATGGGCTTCAACGCCTGGGCCGAAGAAATGTATGACAATTTTGAAGCCCTGGTCGTGAAGGAAACCGACGAAAAAACACGGACGATCCGGCTGACAGGCCAAAAGGCCAGACCGGACGGGAACGCGCGCGTCTTCCAGTTCCTTTTTGACGCGGACGTTTTCTTCGTCCTGACGCCGCCGGAAATCCCCTTCATGGAAGGACTGGATCAAACGGAGGTATTGAAGTAATGGCACAGACAAAGAAGAAAGGTTTGGCCGGCGCGGACCAGGCGCCGGAACCGACCTTCACGAAGGAACAACTGGTCAGAAGTAAAACGCTGGACCTTCCCAGGGACGCCGTTTCGGCTGTCCTGGAAGACGGGAAGGCATACACGAAGGACCAGGCCGTCGGTCTGGTCACTAATTTTCTGGAAAGGAAGGTGTAAATCATGCCTATCGGTGGCGGAACTTTTACCGTACAGAACAAGATTCTTCCTGGCGCCTATATCAATTTTGTCGCCCTGGGAAGCGTCGCCAAAATGGGCGCGCGCGGCGTCGCCGCCCTTCCCCTGGAACTGAACTGGGGACCTGAAAACAAGGTGTTTTCCATGTATTCCGAGGACTTCAACAAAATGTCTTTGAACGTCTTCGGCTACGATCCCACAGCGGCCGCCCTTCTCCTGGTCCGCGAAGCCTTAAAGCGCGCCAGGACTCTTTTGATCTACCGTGTTAATTCCGGAGGCACGAAGGCCAGCGCCGAAGTCGGCGGAATGACCGTGACGGCCGCCTGGGGCGGCACACGCGGGAACGCGATCAGCGTCGCGATCCTGGCGAACACAGACGACGCGACGAAGGTCGACGTCGTGACCTATCTTGACGGAATGGCCGTGGATTCCCAGACCGTCGTCAAGGCTTCGGGATCGGCCGGCTTGAAGGCGAACGACTTTGTCACCTTCGGGAGCGCCGCCGCCCTGGACGTGGACGTCGCGACACCCCTGATCGGCGGCACGAACGGAACCGTCAACGGGGCCGCGCACACGGCCGCCTTGAACGGCTTCGAAGTCGAAACCTTCAACGTGATCGGCTATCCTGGGACCGACGAAACGATCAAGGCCCTTTATGCGGCGTTTGTCAAGCGCCTTCGCGACGACGAAGGGAAGAAGATCGTAGGCGTCCTGTACCAGTACAAGGGCGATCACATGGGATTGATCGACGTGAAGAACGGCGTCGTCCTGACCGACGGAACCGTCGTGTCGGGCGAAAAGGCTGTCGCCTGGGTGACGGGCGCTTCCGCCGGCGCGGAGATCAACGAAAGCCTGACCAATACGACCTATGACGACGCTGTGGACGTGGACATCAAATACACGAAGTCCCAGTTCGAAGCGGCGATCCTGGCTGGCGAGTTTGTTTTCTATGCCGACTATGGGAAGGCGCGCGTCCTGACCGACATCAACAGCCTGACCACCTTCGGCCAGGGCGTGTCGGAAGACTGGACGTCGAACCGCGTGATCCGCGTCCTGGACGGCTGGGCGAACGACGTCGCCCGAATCTTCGGGGAATCGTATATCGGCCTTGTGACCAACAGCGACACCGGCCGTCAGCTTTTCAAGGCTGACCTTGTGTCCCTGGCTTTGCAATACCAGGCCATAGACGCGATCAGCGACTTCGTGTCCGAGGACATCACCGTCCAGCAGGGCAACGGGAAGCGCGACGTCGCGGTCGATTCTGCCTTGAAACCGAATGACAGCATGGAAAAGCTGTATATGACGACCTACGTCAACTAAGGAAGGAGCGTGAACCGAAATGAAAACACTGAACGCGCCTGACACCATTTCCGGCAAGGAGGGCCGCGCCTACGCGAAGATCGGCGGGAACAACGAAGAACTGTTTTTCGCGAAGACCATCGAAGCCAATGTCGAAAAAAGCAAGTCGGAAGTGAAGTCGATCGGGAAGCGAATGTCCGGCCACAAGACCACCGGCGGCAACGGAACGGGGTCCATGACCATTTATTACCTGTCGCCACTTTTCCGGAGTATGGCGAAGGAATGGAAGGAAACCGGAAAAGACGTCTATTTCGACATGGTGGTCGAGAACGACGATCAGGAGTCTTCCGCCGGAAAACAGTCGGTCCTTCTGATCGGCTGTAACTTGGATTCCGTGGTCCTGGCAAAGCTGGACGGCGACAGCGACGATCCGCTGGACGAAGACGTCGACTTCACCTTCGAAGACTTCGATGTGTTGAAGCCCTTCACCCAGTTTTAAGTGAAAGTGAGGTAAAAAACAATGGGTAAACTTCAAGAATTTCTTATGGAACAGGAGATCGGCGAGGTCCAGACCGAAGTTGAGATCGCGCCCTTCCCCTTCCCCTTTATCGTCAGGTCGATCACCGAAGCCGAGAACAAGGCGATCCGGAAGACTTGCCAGAAGGTCAGCTTCGACAAGAAAACCAGACAGAAGCAGATCGACACCGACACCGACCTTTACAATAGCCGCCTTGTGGTGGCCTGTTGTGTGGACCCGAACTTCAAGGACGCCGAGTTCCAGGAGAAACACGGCGTTCGCGGCGCCGAAGACCTGATCAACAAAATCCTGAATCCTGGTCAGTACACCGACCTTCTTCTGGCGGTTCAGGAGATCAACGGCTTCACCGACGACGTCAATGATTTGAGGGACGAAGCAAAAAACTAATCACGGGGGGCGGTAATGACGAAGACGCCGACGGTCAGGCCGTCTATGCACATTACGCCCTCCACCGGCTAAAAATCCTTCCTGGAACGCTTCTGGCCCTTCCTATGCGGGAACGGGCCTTTATTTATGCTTCCATCGACCTTCAAATAGAGAAGGAAAAGAAGGAAACGGCGAAGGCGAAACGGAAGGGCAAGAAAGGCAGGTGATAACGTGGCCGGCGTATCTACACAGTTTTCGATTCAGGACCGAATGACGTCCCGCTTGAACACCATGATCAACGCTTCCGAACGTCTGAACCGGACCCTGGAAAATACGGACCGCCTGACCGATACCGTGGACCCTGGGGCACCCTTCGAAGCGAGCGCGGCGCCGATCGCGGCCGCCGGCCGACAGGTTGACGACTTCAACAACCGCCAGCGTCGCGCCGAGGACGGGGCGAACAAGGTGAAGTCCATCTGGTCCGCTATGGGCGGGATCATCAAAACCGCCCTGGCGTCGTTCGGCGTGAAAAAGGTCCTTGAACTGGCCGACAATATGACAACCACCCGCGCGCGCCTGGACCTGATGAACGACGGCTTACAGACAACGGCGGAACTGCAAGATATGATCATGGCGTCCGCCAACAGGTCCCGCGCTTCCTATCAGGCGACGGCTGACGCCGTTTCAAAGCTGGGAGTCAACGCGGCGGACGCTTTTAACAGTTCGAAGGAACTGGTCGCCTTTTCTGAACTGGTGAACAAGACCTTCGTAATTTCCGGCGCCACGGCAGAGGAACAGAAGAACGCCATGTTACAGCTAACCCAGGCTATGGCGTCCGGCGTCCTTCGTGGCGACGAACTTCGCTCCATTTTTGAACAGTCGCCCGTCCTTGTTCAGACGATCGCTGACTATTTGGACGTCCCGATCGGGAAAATCCGTGACATGGCCGCCGAAGGACAGATCACGTCCGAAATCGTAAAAAACGCCATGCTGGCGTCAGCGGACGAAATCAATTCGAAGTTCGCGTCTATGCCTATGACCTTTTCCCAGGTCTGGACGATCGCGAAGAATATCGCCCTGGAAGCCTTTACCCCTGTCCTGACCATGATCGGCCAGGGCGCCCAGTGGATATATGACAACTGGTCCACGATCGCGCCTATCTTCTGGGGCCTGGCGGCCGCCGCGCTTGGCTATGCCGTCGCCCTGGGTATTCAGACGGTGGCGACGTGGATCGCAAACGGAGCCGCCCAGGCGTTCTTCACGACCCTTCTGTCGAACCCGCTTTTCTGGATTGCCCTGGCGATCGGCGTCGTCGTGGCGCTGATCTATAAATGGGTCCAGTCTGTCGGGGGAATCAAAGTGGCGTGGCTGATCGCCTGTAACGCGATCCTGACCGCCTGGGACTGGGTGAAAATCGGCTTCATGACCGGCGTTTACTGGGTCATGGATATGTGGAACAAGCTACAACTGGCCTTCTACACCGCCGGCGTGAATATTCAGAACTTCATGGGCGACATGAAGGCCGGCGTCCTGATGATCCTTCAAAATATGGTCAACGGGGCGATTGACATTATAAACGGCTTCATCAATACCCTGAACAAGATTCCAGGCGTCAACATCGGCCTGATCGAACAGGTGACGTTCGGAACGACCGCACAGCTTGAAAATGAAGCCGCGAAACAAGCCAGAGCGGCCGACCTGGCCGCCTACCAGGACCAGATCAATTCCCAGATTGCAGACCGCGACGCCGCCCTGGGTGCCATGAAGTCCGAAGCGCGCGCCGCCACGGCCCAGCGTGACGCAGAGATAGCGGCGGCAAAGGCCGAAGCCGCCGCCGCTGGGAGTGGGAACAACGAACCGGACTGGGCGGCCTATTCCGCCGGCGCCGGCGATATTGGAAACGTGGGACACGTCGGTTCTGTCGGTTCCGTGGACGAAGACGTCAACATAGCCGAAGAAGACTTGAAGTTCCTTCGCGACGTGGCCGAAATGCGCTATGTTCAGAACTTTGTGACTCTGACACCGACCGTCGCTGTGGACGCCAAAATCAGCGAGAAGGTCGACGTCGACGACGTCGTCAGCCGGATCGAAAGCAAGCTGGAAGACGAATTTTCAGCCGCCGCCGAGGGGGTGTATGCCTGATGAAGAACTACGGAATGACACTGATCGTCGAAGGGCGGGAAATCACAATTCCCGTCCTTCCCGAAAAGTTGAAGGTGACTTCCCCTGGCAAGAACGAAACCACGACCGTTTTAGAACTGGGCGAAGTCCTGATCCTTCGAAAGAAGGGCCTTCGGACCTGTGCCTGGGACAGCTTCTTCCCTGTGAATGACGCGCCCTTCGTCACCGGCCGGATCACGGATCCGCTTGAAGTTGTTCAGGCTATTCAGAAGGCGCGCGACAAAGAAAGCCCGATCCGCTTCCTGATCACAGGAACAGACCTGGACATCAACGTCCGAATGGGCGTGGAAACCTTCGATTATGAAGAACGCGCCGGCGAACCAGGCGACTTCTATTATTCGATCAAGCTGTCCGAATGGAAAGACTATTCGGCCCGTCGGATCGTCCTTCCGGTCGTTCTGACGAAAAAGGCTATGGCCCAGGAGCCGCCGCGCGCCGGATCACCGCCGGCCGCCGCCGCAAAGACCTACACTGTGAAGAAGGGCGACTGTTTGTGGAATATCGCGAAGACGTTCTATGGCAAGGGAAGCGACTACACAAAGATTTACAACGCGAATAAAGGAACAATCGGGAGTAACCCGAACCTGATCTATCCTGGTCAGGTCTTCACGATCCCATGAGCATTTCAATTTTGTACCAGAACAACGTGACCGGCGACGCCTTCGACATTACGACCCTGTGCGCCGCCGCGAAGTGGTCGACGAAACGGTCCGGTTCCCCCGCTTCCCTGGAACTGACCGTAATCGCCGACGACGCTGTGGCCTGGACTCACGGCGGGATCGTCGTCGCGAAAGACGGCGCCGACGGCCTGTTTTATGGCTTCGTCGTGAAGATCGGCCAGAATGAAAAGGACCAGGTGACGGTCACGGCCTACGACCAGACCTGGTATTTGAAAAAGAACAAGGAAACCTATGTCTTCAACGGCAAGCGCGCCGACGAAATCATGGCGCAGATCGCCGCCGACTTCGGCCTGAAAACCGGGACCCTGGAAAACACGGGGTACATTATCCCGTCCATGATCGAGGACGGCCAGACGCTTTTCGACATCGTCCTGAAAGCCCTGGACTACACCCTGATCAACACGGGGAAAATGTTCGTTCTGTGGGACGACTTCGGTTCCTTGAAGATCAGCGACGTCGAGAAGGCGAAACTGGACCTGTTCGTCGGCGATTCCAGCCTGGCGACGGGCTTCACCTATGAAACCGACATAGATTCCGAAACCTACAACAAGATCAAGCTGGTCCAGGACAACAAAACGACCGGAAAGCGTGATGTTTACATCTTCCAGGATTCCAACAACATGAAGTTCTGGGGCGTCCTTCAAGACTATGAAGTCGTCGACGAAAAGATGAACGAAGCCCAGATCAAGGAACGCGGCGGTCAAATGCTGGACCTTTACAACAGGCCGAAGAAGTCCTTCGAAGTAAAGGCGATCATGGACCTGTCTGTCCGCGCCGGCCGCGCCCTGTATATCGGGATCAGCCGGATCGGCGTCAGTTCCTTCTTCATCGTCGAAGAACATAGCGTCGATCTGTTGAAGGAAACTATGTCTTTGAAGTTAAAGGTGGTGTGATATGGCTTTACTTGATACCATGAAAAAGGTCGCCGAACAGTCGCAGAACGTGAATGTTCCGGCGGCTTTTATGTTTGGGAGCGTGACGGAAGTGTCCCCCTTGACAATCCGAGTCGACAACCGCTTTGACATTACCGGCGACGCGATCGTCCTGACGAAAGAGTTCAAGGCCGGCTATTATCCGACGCACACCCACGCGATCAACCCGCACGGCCATACCGTCCCGCAACATTCCACGGACGCCGGCGGCGCGGACGCGCACAGTCACCAGGTCGCGCCGGTCACGACCCAGACGACCGGCCTGACTACGAATCCGGAAACATATTTCGGACTTGCGAAGGGCGACAAGCTGGTCCTGTTGCGAAACCAGGGCGGCCAGGCGTTCCTTGTGCTGGGAAGGGTGTGATTTTATGGCATTGATACCAAACCAGGGGACGGTCACGATCGGCCAGGACGTCGAAGTCGTTTCGGCGGCCGACCAGACAACCAGAACCTACAAAATAGACCTTGAAGCCGGCCGCGTGGCCGGCTTTGTCGACCGGCGCGAAGCTATGGAACAGGCGATCTTCAAGATATTCGAAACAGAGCGTTTCAAGTACCTGACCTATTCCTGGAACTATGGCTTTGAGTCGGAACCAGTTGTTGGAAAGAGTTATCCAGTGTTTGCAAGTGAAATCAAACGCTTGATTCGCGAAGCCCTTCTGGCCGACAGCCGGATCACCGACGCCGTCGACTTCACGGTCGAAAGGATTGACAAGCGGACCGCGCGCGTCGTCTTCACGGCCGAAACGGTCTTCGGGGCGATCCCGATAGAAAGGACGGTGAACATCAGTGTATGAAAACATGACCTTCGAAAACATCATGGACCGCTGTCTGGCCCGTGTTTCTTCTTCGGTCGACAAGCGCGAAGGGTCGATCATCTATGACGCCATATCGCCGTCGGCGGCAGAACTGGCGATTCTGTATATTGAACTGGCCTATCTTCTGGACAGGGCCTTCCCAGACACCGCAACGGGCGAAGACCTGACGAAGAAGTGTCGGGAACGCGGCGTTTTCCGGACGGACGCGAAGTTCGCTGTCCGGAAGGGCTATTTCGAAAAGGCGGACGGTTCCGGCTGTGACGTCCCGATCGGGAACCACCTATCCGGCGGCGACATTAACTTCGTCGTGACCGAGCGGATCGCGGCCGGCCAGTATAAGCTGACGGCCGAAACGGCCGGCGCCGTCGGGAACGAATATATCGGGACCCTGTTTCCGATCGAGGAAGTCGCAGACCTGGCGGCGGCGCGCCTGGCGGACATTCTGATTCCAGGCGAAGACGAAGAAAGCGACGCTTCCCTTCTGGCGCGCTATAATGCGTCCCTGGTGTCCCAGGCGTTCGGCGGAAATATCGCCGACTATAAAGGCAAAATCGAACTTCTTCAAGGCGTGGGCGCTGTCAAAGTGTTCCCAACTTTCCGTGGCGGACACAGGCCGGCCGATCTGAACCCGCCCAGCGGGGCGTCGGCCTGGATCGACGGACTTTCCGGTCCGGAAGATTGCCTGGCGTGGATCAGGCGGGTCTTCGCCATGATCAACGAAGGCGTCGTCACCGTCGGCGGCGGAACGGTTCAGGTCCGCTTTGTCGACAGCGAATGGACGGTCCCTTCCGCCGTACTGGTCCAGAGCGTCCAGACGCAAGTCGACCCCACGGCAAACCAGGGCGAAGGCATGGGAACGGCGCCGATCGGCCACGCCGTCAACGTACAGGGCGCCACGGGGGCCACGATCGACGTTTCCTTCACCTTGGCCTTTGACACAGGCGTTACCTGGTCCGGCGTACAGGGGGACGTGAAGGCGGCTATTCAGACCTATTTCGACGAACTGGTCCACACCTGGGCCGACGTCGACAGCCTGGTCGTCCGGATCAGCCAGATCGAAACAAAAATCCTGAACGTGGCCGGCATTATCGACATTACGGGAACCAGGATCAACGGAGGGACCGCGAATATTTCCCTGGCGTCGGACACAATTCCCGTCCTGGGGGTGGTCACGAATGGAACTTAAAGAATACTGGCCGCGCTATTTACAAGACCTGATCGAGTTCGACCAGATCGCCGGCGCGGAACAACCGGAGTTCACAAAGGCCGTCCAGGACGTCCAGAACGCGCCGAACGACTTTTTCATGGTCAGCCTGTCCGAATATGGCTGTCGGCGCTGGGAAACAATTCTGGGCCTGTCGGCGGCCCCTGACGATACCGTGGAGGAACGCCGCGAAAGAATCCTGATCAAATACCTGGACCAGCTTCCCTACACATACAGGACGCTTCTAAAATACCTGTCGACCGCCAGCGCGGACTTCACTGTCCGGCTGGATAATAGCACCTATGAACTTTTCGTCAGAATCGTTCTGAACGGCTATTCCCAGCGGGACGCCCTGGTCGCTGTGCTGGGGAAGATGATCCCCGCGAACCTGGTCCTGTTGACCCAGACAGCGGTCCCGCAGACTGTCCTTCGGCCGGCTTTGGTCGTGGGCGCCGCTATGGTTACGATGAACAGGCACGAACACCAACCCGAAGGAGGAACCCAATAATGGCACGATTTAAGTCTACGATCACAGACAAGGGCGCCGAAATCCTGACGCGCTTCACGGCGGAAGGCCGCCAGCTTATCCTGACCCATGCGGCCGTCGGCGACGGCGTGGCCGAAGTCAGCCCGAACACGCTGACCGGCCTTGTCCACCCGATCCAGGTCGACGCCCAGATCGGCGAAAAGACCTTCGTCGCAAGCGTCCCGCCATACATGAAGATTCCGGTCCAGGTAACGAACGCCGGCCTGGAACAAAGCGAATATGTCCGAGAGGTCGCAACCTACGCCCAGGACGAAAGCGGAATCCCATTCATGTTCAGCTATTCCTGGCTGGACGGCGCGGACAGCGACAACGTCCTTCCGCCTTCTTCTTTCCTGGGCGAAGGGTCCGTCGGGGACGAAGGCGACACGATCCACATTCACGACGTCGCGGTCGTCGCGACAACCCAGGAGAACAGCGCGGTCGTCGTCGAAGTGGGCGGCGGCTACAATGTGACCACTTCCCAGATGATCACTTACGCGGCGCCGATCGTCCACGATCACGACGCTTCCGAGGTCACGGAAAGCACCGGCGAAACAGTGGAATCCGTTCAGCGCCGACAGGACTACGACATTTCCGCGATCAAGGAACAGCTAAACACCGGATTCACCGGAACGACCGTGACCCACACCTTCGCAAGTTCCCAGCTTGACCAGTGGAAAGGCTACGACGGAACCGGACTTCCCGAAGGGATTCTGGACCCCGTCGCGAACAGGCTGTATCTGTGACCAGGTTCGCCTGTACGCCGCCGGAAACGTCCTGTCTGTTGTCTAACCTGTTCACCGAACTTCGGCCTGTATGCGGCCGCTGTGAGGGCGACAACGTCGTCCTTTGCGGCCTGACATACGAAGGCGAAGAACAGACGGTCGTCCTGCGGGACTATGGCTTCGACTTTTCCGGCCAGCGTGAAACTGTCGAGAACATCAGAAAGCGAAGGTGTATCTATGGGAACACGGCGCAATTACCAGCGCAAGACGAACGGGAATGACAGTCCACTTCACGTCCTTCCCGTCGCTTCGAACCTGATCGACTACACCCTGGACCTGACCGACAACATGAAGCACTTTCCGAAGAAGGTTCGCTTCACCATTGTCAACCGGATTCAGGATCACGCCCTGTCGATCTACGAAAAACTTCTGGCCGCGAATGAAATCTATCCGATTAGGAACGAGGACGACAAGGTCCGCCGGCTGACCCTTCAACGGGACGCCCTGACGGCCTGTAAAATGCTTCTGTTCTTCATCGAACTGTCGAAGAAACGCGGCTATATAGACACAGGGACCTTCGACTATTGGACGAAGATCACCCTGGACGTTAAGTTCATGGCCGCCGCCTGGTACAAGGCCGAGCAGACGCCAGCCGAAGAAGCCGAAAAGGCCGACGCGGAGGGCGCGGAGCCGGCCACACCGACGGAAGGTTAATGATATTAGGGTATGACCTGTACCCCGAACGCCGGCAACGCGAACAATGCGCGGAATGTCAACACGGACGGCACGTTGAGCAACAACAACGCCTGGAGCGGCTACAATGGCGTTCGGCCGGATTTGGTGGAAAACGTGACCGAGTAAGGCGACAAGCCCGAAAGCAGAGGCCCCCAACAAAGGAGGTCATATCCTTCCCGACGCCGGAAAGGCCAGGGTAAACACATGATTGCCGACGCGAGGGCTTCGGCTACGGCGCCCAGACTATAAGCGGCAAGGAGGATTTTATTTTGAGCAAAGACCCGAAGACCCCGACTTCTGACTTCGCGGTCCTGGCTGATTTTAACAGCCTGTACCAGTCGTACATGGAAGCGCGTAAAGGGAAAAGGTGGAAATATGCCGTCGTTCGCTACGAAGTGAATGTCCTTGAAAACCTTATGTTCCTTCACTTCATGCTAACGTCGAAGAAATACCGCCTATCCCCCTATAACTGTTTTCTGGTCCATGAACCGAAGGAACGGCTGATCATGTATAACAGTTTCCGCGACAAGATCGTTCAGCATAGCCTGTGCGACTACGTCCTGGAACCGCTTCTTTCGAAGACCTTCATCTACGACAATTACGCGAGTCAGAAAGGGAAAGGGACACACTTCGGCCTGGACCGTCTGAAAGTGTTCATGCACAAATACTACCGGCAGTTCGGGGCGAACGGCTGGGTGTTGAAGTGTGACATTCGGAAGTATTTTTACAGTTTAGATCATGGCGTTTTGAAGTCACAGCTTCGTCGGCTGATTAACGATCCCGACGTGCTGTGGCTTCTTGATATGATCATAGATTCCACCGAAGGCCCAGGAATCCCGATCGGGAATCACACTTCACAGTGGTTCGCGGTCCTTTACCTGTCCGGAATGGATCACATGATCAAAGAACGCCTGGGAATCAAAATGTACGGCCGGTACATGGACGACTTTTATTTGATCCACCCAGACAAGGACTATCTGGTCTATTGTCTGGGAGAAATCAAGAAGTTCCTGGTCCCGCTTGGCCTGGAACTTAATCATAAAACGGCTATATTCCCGCTGTCCCAGGGGATCGACTTCCTGGGGTTCCGGACGTATATGACGGACAGTGGGAAGGTCGTTCGCAAACTACGCCGCGACAGCAAAAACCGGATCAGGCGGAAGTTGAAGAAGTTCCGTCACCTTCTGGACGAAGGGCGGATCACCTTCGAAACTGTGGTCCAGTCATATTCTTCCTGGACCGGCCACGCTGAACACGGCAACAGTCACCACCTGATCAGGCAGACGGACGAACTGTTCTTCACCCTGTTCAGAAAAGAAATGGAGGGCTATCATGGCAAAACAAATGTCGACGTTACCCGTTGGATCGGTCGTGAAGTCAGTCAACACGAAGTATAACGGCGCCGTCGTTCGCTTCTTAGTCGGACACCAGGCGTCCGGCCGAACGAAGCTGGTAACAGAACGGATCATTTCGCTGAAATGCTTCGACGCGAAGGAGCCGAGCAACCCGAACGGCGATCGTCTGAATTACGGGAACAACCGATTCAGCCAGGCAAATATCGACCAATGGCTGAACAGCGCGGCCGGCGCCGGCGCCTGGTATTCCGCGCGGCACACCTACGACGCGCCGCCGAATAACGCGAACGTCTGGTCCAATTATAACGAATACGACGCCCAGGCCGGCTTCCTGTCCTTCTTCGAAACAGACTTCCGGAACGCGATCCTGGACACGACTATTCGGGTCGCAAAGAACACCGTCACGGACGGCGGAAGCTATGAAGACATCACGCGGAAGGTCTACCTTCTTTCGGAAACCGAAGTGGGCCTGGGGAATGAAAACGGCATAGCGGAAGGGTCGCTGTGGGACTACTTCAACAGCGCCAGCCGCCGCCAGGCTTACCCGACGGCCGAAGCCGTCAGCGCGTCCGAATATACCAATTCCAGCCTTTCTTCGACGCAGTTCTGGTATTGGTGGCTTAGAACCCCGAACGCCGGCCACGCGTACGATGCGCGGAATGTCAACACGGGCGGCACGTTGAGCGACAGCGACGCCTGGAGCGGCTACTTTGGCGTTCGGCCGGCTTTGGAATTGGCATCTTCCGTCCTGGTATCTGATACAACAGACACCGACGGGGCCTATGTCATTCAGTGGAATCAACCGCCCACGACCCCGACTTCCGTTTCCCACGGAACCCCGCGCGCCGGACAGCCTTTGACGATCACGACGGGCGGTTCTACCGATCCGGAGGGGAACCCGATCAGCTACGTCTGGGAACGCCGCGTCGACACCGGAACCTATACCCAGATCGGGATCACCACGGAAAAGTCGGTTACTGACACCGTCCCGACCGCCGGCACGAATTACCAGGTCCGCGTGAAAGCGGTCGACAGCTACGGCGCCGAATCGGCATACAGAACCGGAAACGCCACGCCAATTTCATACAACACGAACCCCGTGATCAGCGGTTCGGATCAGAACATGGGCGCGAAGACGACGCCCTTTTCTTATGCCTACACCGTGACCGACGCCGAAGCCGCGTCCCAGACCTTGACCGTCACGGAAACCCTGACCAACGGAGCCGAAACGATCACCCTTCGCACGTTCGCGGCCACAAGCGGCGCCCAGAACACGATCGACCTGACCGGCGTATGGCTTCGGCTTCTGGCCGGAGGTCACACCCTGACGATCAGCGTCACGGACGGCGCCGGCGGGTCCGCCCAGCGCGTGATCACGTTCAGCCGGACAGTCACCAGGATCGCGGCCGCGCGCGCGTTCAGCACCGACGCACAAGTGTCGAAGTGCTTTATTTCCCTGTACCCTTCCGACCGGCCGGTGGACTCCACTTTTCACTGTGAAGTCACGAACAACCCGTTCGACGCTTCGCCTGTCTGGGAGGATATAAGCGAGAAGATCGGGCGCTTCGTCCACACCTTCGAAAACACAACCGTTTCAAATGGCTATGGCCTGGCGTACCGCTTCTATATCACGAAGGGGACCCAGACGATCGAAGTGATCCAGGCGACGGTCCGCTTCGCGTAAAGGAGGAACGACCATGTTCAACAAAGACGAATGTGACCATGTCCCGATGAACGGGCAGACCGAAGCAGACCGGACGATCGCCGAGCTTCGGGAGGAAAACGAACTTCTGAAAGGCTGTATCATGGAAATCTGTGACGTGGTCTTTTCAGAGTAACGAAAGGAGTGATCGACGGTGAAGCTGGTCCAGCTTTATGTCGGCGAGATCAAGGCCGGCAATATAACGATCGACGACGTCCCCACCGGACTTCGCGCGAAAGTTGAAGCCGCCCTGGCGGCTGACGCACAGGAAAACGGGGTGGCCTAAATGTGGACCACCGTTTTCATATTCCTTGCAAGGATAATCTTCGGAAAGGAGGGCTTCGAAATGCTTGTTCGTCTGTATGCCGGCGAAATCATTCTGGGGAAGTTCCAGCTTGAGAACGTGCCGAAGGGCCTTTATGACCGCGTCCATGACTACCTTGTGGACATGGGCTATTTGGACCCTGACGCCGAATGAACCGGCGGAAATAAGTCTGACCCCCTGGGCCTTCCAGGGGGTCGTCTTTTTACACGGAAAGGAGTATTCCCCATGACAGAAAATCAGTTAAGACAAAAACTGGTCGAGATCGCGAAAAGCTATTACGGCTGTAAAGAGAGCGACGGAAGTCACCGGAAGATCATCGACCTTTACAACAGCCACAAGCCCCTGGCCCGTGGCTATCCCATGAAATATACCGACGCCTGGTGTTCCACCTTTGCGTCCGCCGTCGCGATCCAGGCCGGACTGACGGATATTATTCCGACGGAATGTGGCTGTCAAAAGCACATTGAACTTTTCAAGGCCCTGGGAAGCTGGACCGAGAACGACGCCTTCGTTCCGTCCCCTGGCGACTATGTCTTCTATGACTGGGAAGACGGCGCCAACTTCACGACCACCGACAACACCGGCAACGCCGACCACGTCGGAATCGTCTGTGAGGTCAGCGGCGGAACGATCACAGTTATCGAAGGAAATATCAGCAACGCCGTCGGCTATCGGAAGCTGGCCGTAAATGGCCGCTATATTCGCGGGTTCGGAACGCCGAACTATGCCAGTAAAGCGGACAAGGCCGACAATGCTTCCGGCGGCGTGACCGCCACGAAAGGAACGGACGAACAGAAAGCCTTTATCAACAAGATCGGCCCTATGGCGGCGGCCGACATGAAGAAGTCCGGAATCCTGGCGTCGCTGACGATCGCCCAGGCGATCCTTGAATCCGGCTGGGGGAAATCCGGCCTGACTACGGCCGCGAACAACCTGTTCGGGATCAAAGGAACCTATAACGGCCAGGGCTACACTTGCAAGACCCAGGAATGGGACGGTTCGAAATATATCACGGTCGACGCCACGTTCCGGAAATATCCGTCCTGGGCGGAATCCCTGGCCGATCATTCGGACCTGTTCAACCGCCTGGACAGATACAAAAACCTTCGCGGCCTGACCGACTATAAGCTGGCCTGTCAGTATGTCCGCGAAGACGGCTACGCAACCGACCCGAACTACACTTCGAAGCTGGTCAGCCTGATCGAAACCTATGACCTGACGATCTGGGACGGCGCCAGCGGCGGCATGACCGGCGGCGGGACACCGCCCCAGGGCGGCCAGGCTTCCGGCGAAACGGTCTACACCGTGAAGGCCGGCGACACGCTGTCCGGAATCGCGGCGAAGTACGGGACGACCTACCAGAAGTTAGCGTCCTACAATGGGATCGCGAACCCGAACCTGATCAACGTCGGCCAGAAGATCAAGATTCCCGCCGGCAACGCCAGCACCCCGACACCGGCGCCGAAGACCTACACAGTGAAATCAGGGGACAGCCTGTGGGCGATCGCGGCTTCCCAGCTTGGCAACGGCGCGCGCTGGCCGGAAATCCAAAAGCTGAACAGCCTGACCAGCACCACGATTTACGCAGGGCAAATATTGAAGATTCCGGCTTGACCGGAAGAAAGAAGGTGTTAAACATGGACCATATCAATTCGGCAAAAGCCGCGCTTGTGGCTTTCTTCGCCGCCCTGACGGCGGCCTTCGGCTGGTTCGGCTGGCTGGTGATCCTATTCGTTCTTTGCATGGTGATCGACTACCTGACCGGATCGGCGGCGGCTTCCAAAAACGGCGAATGGAGTTCGGAAGCGGCACGCGCCGGCCTGTGGCATAAATGCGGGTCGCTGATCGCCGTCGTGGTCGCCGGACTGGCCGACATCGTCGTCGGCCTGGTGGTGAACAACATACCCGCCATTACGCTTCCGTTCGACTACACGGTTTTAATTTGCCCGATCGTCGTCGTGTGGTATATCATAACCGAACTTGGAAGCATTGTGGAGAACGCCGGCGCCCTGGGCGCGCCTATTCCGGAGTTCTTGAAGAAGATGATCAAAGTCTTCAAGGACGCCACGGACGCCGCGGGGAACAAGCTGTCCGGCGACGGGAAGAACGATTCCGACCAGGGGAACACCTAAACAGCGCAACGACGGAGCGGGGCGCGTCCCCGCCCCGCCGCTACATAGAACGGGGGCGATTTTATGTCGGTGAACAGAAATGAACTGACCCAGTTCAAGGCCCAGCTTGAAGCCTTGAAGAATGACATTCCCGCGATCATGGACGGAATCGCCGTCGGCGAAGGCGTCTACGCAGTGAAACAGGCGCGGCTGATCTGCAAAAACGACGTTCCGGACATCGTCAACACTGGCGACTATCGCCGGAACTGGAAAAGCGACAACAAAGCGAAGCGGAGTGGGAAACGGTACATCGTCCGGTTTTATAATCCGCTGGACTATGCGGGACACCTGGAACACGGCTTCCGAAGTCACTTCGTTCCTGGTCACTGGGAGGGAAACACGTTCGTTTATAACAGGGACGATCCGGAAGGCGGAATGTTTGTCGGCCCGAAGGGCGGCTATGTACGCGGTCATTTCACCCTTCGCCGATCCGTGAAGCGGACGAAAGACACGCAGTATGCCAGGGTAAACAGGAAAATCGACACAGCAATTAAACAGCGCATGAAGTAGCAAAAAGGCGGACGGGGAATTTTCCCTGTCCGCCTTTTTTTATTTGCCTACCGCCATTTCAAGGACCTTCGCGAAGTGTCCCTGTTGTGCCACGGCCAGGCGATAGTTCTTCGTGCCGGCCTGAATCATAAGTCGATCGCCTTCTGGCGTGATTGCCGAAATCCCGCCCAGTTTACAGTCGAAGCCGTTCTGTTTGGCAAGGAAAACGATCCGCCGGTCCGTCAGGACGACCTGTCCGTCGAAGGAGTCCGTGACGTCGTCATAGACCGTCTGACTGGCACCGCCGCCGGCTCCTACTGAAACGCCCTTCGCAACGCGAACCCGAACGCCGCCGCCGCTTCCCGTTCGCCCGACCGCCTTCGTTTTTGTGATATACCGCCGAGCCGGCGCGAAGTAGTGGGCCGTTTCACCGTTCGCCAGGACAACTGGAACGCCGGACACCGTCGGCAGGACGCCAGCCTGAATCTGTTGAAGGTCTTGATCCGTCATATACGTCTGGTTCATATCCTGACGCGCCGCCTTCTTCCTGGCGCTGACTTTCGCGCCCTTCGCAAAACACAATATTGTGATCAAGGCAAAGACAAGTACAATGATCCATTCGATCCCCGTTTTATATTCGGGCGCCGTCGTGACCGTGATGATCGCCGCCACAGCGGCCAGAACGAGGGATAAAACCCCGCCAATTTTCCAACCCATGTTATTTCCTCCGTATAATAATAATTATGTACTTCTGATCTTTAACACAATTATACGGATTTCTTGTGGTAATTTCAAGAAAAGTTCTGATGATTAACACAAGAAAGGAAGGTTCAAAGGTGAAAATTTATGATTACAACGGCAGAAAGAATATGAGCGGGGACAGAATCCGCATGGCGCGGCTGAAAAAACGACTATCACAGGACGCCCTGGCGGCAAAAATGCAGGTCAGCGGCGTCACGATCGAGCGGGACAGCATAAGCCGAATTGAGATCGGAACGCGCTTCGTCCCCGACTATGAAATACCTATCTTTGCTTCGGTTCTGGGTGTAAAAGTCGAATGGCTACTTACGTTCGAAGACGATGAATGA